GGCGAAATGGTTTGACATCGTAAACGAAGTACCGGAGGGGTTGGTATGGAACTACCGATTGGACACGGCCTACACGAGCAACAAAGCAAACGATCCATCAGCCTTGTTAGCATATGCCACAGACGGCAACTTCTTTTATTTTAGGGAAGTAGAACAAGTATGGCTTGAGTTTCCGCAACTTTGCGAATACATCAAGACCTTCGTAATGCACAACGGCTACACGTCAGCTTCGAGAATATACATTGAGCCAAAGGCCAGCGGTAAGAGCATCGTTCAGCAAATCAAAAGCACGACGGGGTTAAACGTATTAGAGGACAAAGCACCGGATACGGACAAGGTAACAAGAGCGAACGCGGTGAGTGCAATGGTGGAGGCTGGAAGGGTTAAATTAATCGCTGGAAGCTGGAATAGGAGGTTTTTAGATGAGGTAACACAATTCCCTTACGCAAAGCACGACGATCAAGTGGATGTAATGGTGATGGCGTTACAGAGCAGACAACAAAAGAAAGGATTCGTAATAATATGACATTCAGAGAACGCATAGGTAAGCTATTCGGAAAGCAGTACGAGGCAGACGCAAATAACCGACTTCTAAGAGCGCTTTATTCCTATATTGGAATGAACACTCCACTAAGCATCGACGATGCCAGCAGAAGCTACATTACACAAGCCTACAACGTTAATAGCTTGGTCTATTCCATAGTCAGTTGGATATCACAGAAGGCCGCACTTACCAAGTTTGTTGTAAAGGACTTTGAGGGTAACGTATTGGCAGACCACCCGTTATACAATCTACTTGACATTCCGAATCAACTTCAGGCGCGAAGCGAGTTCTTTCAGCAGTATTACGGATTCAAACTTATCACGGGAAATACTTACATTTACTCACCACGAATTGAAAGCGGAAGGAATCAAGGCCAGGCGTTGGAGATGTTTATCATGCCAGCGCACTACACCGAGATTGTAAGCGATGGATGGATGAACCCGGTAAGCGAGTACAAACTCAACATAGGCGACCAGGTAATTCGCTTTCCTTATTCCGATGTACTACACGACAAATTCCCAAACTTTGACTTCGACTACGGAGAGGAGTTATACGGGATGAGTCCACTACGAGCGGCCGCAAGAACTATCAGCAAATCAAACGATGCGCAGATAGCAAGTCAGAAAGCATTCCAAAACAACGGAGCAATCGGTATCATTAGTTCAGATGGCGATCCAATGAGCGAGGCTTATTTTACAGAGGAGCAGGCTCAAGCATTGGCGCGGGGTTGGGATAAGAAATACAACGGAGCGGACAACAAAGGAAAGATGGCGTTCATTTCTGCTCGGATTAAGTACACCAACTTAGGATTGAGTCCAGTTGATATGGCGATTATCGAGGACCTTAAATTCTCACTACAAGACCTTTGCCGAGTTTACCACGTACCGAGTCAGTTATTCAATGATGATTCCGCAAGTACGTACAACAACATGAGCACGGCACGGAAGGTAGCGTACACGGATGCTATTATTCCATTGGTCCAGGCGTTTGCCGATGAGTTTAACCGTTGGTTAGCACCAAGCTACGGAAACGTTTATATCGAACCCGACTTTAGCCAAGTACCAGAACTACAAGCCGATCGCAAAGAGTTAGCAGAGATTTATAAGATAGGCGTTGAGTTGGGCGCATACACACTAAACGAATTCCGCGAGAAGTTAGGAGATGCAATGCACGAAGGGCACAAGGCAATGGACTATAACTACATGAACGGAGGCAGGATAAATATCGACGATGTGAGCATTGAGGGCGATCCACTTAAACACATCGACATAGACGATTATGAACACAAGCAGAAGTCAGAATCGGGCGAAGGCCAGGATTGAGAGGAAGTACACACGACCAACGTACAACGCACTTCAGCAGGGTATCAGCAGAGCGATTCGGGAGTTAGGGAATGCCACTACGCAGAGCGAGATGGAATCCTTGACTGCATTCATTGAGCAGGAGCAGGTAGAGAAAACCCTTTACAAGACCTACGAGGACACTTTTAAGACCTTCACAAGGGGAACATACGAAGCAATCGCAAAAGACGCGCAGAAGGCAAAAAAAGAGGTAGAAACGGGCGTTGCATTGGTAGCAGGTGCAATGACTATTCCACCCGTATCAGATGCGTTACTGGATGACTGGGCACGGGTAGCGATTCGGTTTGCTGCAACGCAATCGGGATTGAAGGCAACGATGATGACCGAAACCAGCAGAGAGTTATTTCTACGGGCCATCAGGTTAGCAACGGCAGAGGCGGTGAATGAGGGGTTATCGGTATTCCAAGCGAGGAAGCGAATCCAAAGCTACACCCGCGAATACATGGGTAAGCAGAACAGATACAGAGCGGTCCGGGTAATGAGGACAGAGGTAGGCATCGCAGCCAATGAGGCCAGCTTGCAAGCAGCCAAAGCAACGGGTTTGCAGATGAAGAAGAAGTGGATTACTTCATTAGATGGAAGGGAGAGAGAATCACACGGAGCAGTAAACGGAACGGTAGTATTATTAGACGACTACTTCAACGTGAATGGAACTCCGATGGATAAGCCGCAGATGGTAGGAGCACCAGCATCGGAGGTAATTAATTGCCGATGCACGATGGTTTACATCACACCCAACAATCCAGAGTACAACCAATCTTAACCAATATGAATGACTTCGATAAAGCAGAACTTCAGCGAGGTAAACTAAGGGCACGCAAAGCGTTTGCCGAGTTTGTTCGTAAGGAGTACGGAATCGAGGACAGAGTTACCCTCAACTTAATGCACGTATTAGACCAGCTTGGATGCGTTAAGCGCAAAAGTCCCGAGCGAGTATTAATCAGAAAGCACTACTTTGAAATCCTACGCAAGAATGATGGAAAGGTCCGCGAAACGATGGCAGAGTTATCTTTCAAGTTCGGAGTGAGTTACCAGTTCGTGAGCCAGATAGTTTACGACAAACATCACCCAATCGCCAAAGTAACCGATTTAGAACAAGACAAAGAGAAGAAGAAATAAGTTTGTAGCATGATATACAAGAACACATCTTTACCGGTGGCCGATGTAGATGAGAGCAAAGGTATTGTTACCTTGTATGCTTCAGCATTCGGCAACGTGGATTCAGACGGTGATATTATCGAGAAGGGCGCATTCAGTAAGACCATTCAGGAACGCGGACCACAATCACCACGACCACGTATTAAGCACTTATTCCAGCACGACAGATACAACCCGATTGGTACACCACTAACGATGGTCCAGGATGAGAACGGACTACTGATAGATAGCAAGGTATCAGATATTCGCGATGGCGACTACATTAAGTTATATCGCGACGGGGTTATTACGGAGCATTCCATCGGGTTTGAGATTATCAAATCAGAGATGGCCGAGAACAAGGAATACCAACTGATTAAGGAAGTCAAGTTGTGGGAGTATTCCAGCGTAACGTGGGGAGCGAATGAGAACACTCCAGTAGTGGGGATGAAGTCAGAAATGAAAGCAGAGTTTGCCAGCGAGTTGTTAGGGCGGTTATCCAAACTAAACAACGTACTACGCAACGGCGATTACACCGACGAAACCTTCAAGCTAATTGAGCACGAGGTATCGGATATAGAGAAAGCATTGAAATCACTTGTTAGCGTATCAGAGCCGGAGCAATCCACTCAAGCGACTAACGAGCCGGTGGATTTATTAAGCATATGGAATAACCTTTAATTGATTCAAAAAATGGAATTGAAAGAACAATTAGGCGCGATCAAAAATGAAATCAACGCGCAAATCGAAAAGGCCAATAACGAGGCCACATCTGCTGCGGGAATCGCAGAAGAAACAAAGTCAGCATTAAGCAACCTTGCCGAGAAAGTAAACTCAATGGCCGGTATCAGCCAAGACGACTACGATCGTTTGGTAACCGACGTGAAAAAACTTCGTGAGAACGGTGGCGAGTTCAAAAACTCAAAAGGCCTTGCAGAGCGTTTGATGGAGGATGCTTCATTCAAAGCATTCCAAGCACGCGAAGCTAAGACTACTGCACCTATCAGCATGAAAGCTGCCGGTACAATGACTGGAGCAGCTTCATTGACTAACGGTACCAACGTATCATTCATCGAGCCAACTCGTTTGAGCACCATCACTCCACTTAAGCGTGAGGCGTTCAACATTCGCTCGTTGTTCAGCGTAGTACCAATGACTGGAAGCATCTTCGCTTACCCACAAGAAACTGCGGTAGATGGAGCACCAACACCAGTAGGCGAAGGAGTTGTTAAGCCACAAAGCGACAACGACTTTGAAATGAAAGAAGCACCTGCTCGCAAGATTGCTCATCACAAGCGCATCAGCGAGGAGTTGTTAAACGACATTCCTGCATTGGCTGGATTCCTTCAAACCTACGGAGTAATCGAGTTGTTGAAAGTAGAAGATACTCAACTTTTGACTGGTACTGGTTCAGGAGCAAACTTGACTGGACTTGCAGCAGGAGCACTTACAGATGCCGACATCGCTGGTACAGTATTCGATGACAAGTATGCATTAGACGGTTCAAACAAGTGGGATGCGATGATTGCTGCTCGCGGTGTATTAGCTGCAAACAAGCACAACGCAA